GGGCAACTCAAGGAAGCCCTGTTCGATCTGGACAACGCTTTGTGTCTGATGCCGAAGTCGGTTCACGCGCATTGCAACCGGGCGCAGGCTTTGCTTTCGCTGGGCGACTATAGGGGAGGGTTCGCCGAGTTTGAATGGCGGTTGCTGCTGTTCGGTGACCCGTTCATAGGGGTTGACGTTCCGGTCTGGCGCGGTGAGTCCCTGGTCGGGAAGCGTCTTTTGTTGGGCCATGAGCATGGCTACGGCGATTCGTTGATGATGCTACGCTATGTTCCGTTTCTCAAGGACATGGGCGCCGAGATTACCTTGCTGGTTCCGCCGGGGCTGAAGCGCATGGCTAGTCAGTTCGGGATAGACGTTCGGGACCAGTACCCCGACGACTATAGCATCTTCGATTATCGCTGTCCGATGTTCAGCATCGTTGCTGCGCTGGGTCACGGCGTGAGCGATATTCCGTCGCAGCCGTATATCAAGACGACCAATGGCGAGCGGTTGCCCAACAGCATCGGGATTGCGTGGTCGGGAAACCGTAAACATCTGCGAGACGCGCATCGCTCGGTCGGTATTGAACAATTTCTTTTGCTGTTTGAAAGCAAGGGCCCCACGCTCTACAGCGTGCAGAACAGCGAACTGGCTGAGGCTTCCGAGCGCGGTGTTGTCACGCAAAGCTTTGATGATTTATCCGACACGGCAGATTTCATGTCGCGCCTCGATCATATCGTGACGGTCGATAGTGCGCCGGCACATCTTGCGGGCGCCATCGGTCATCCCTCGGTGCATCTGCTGCTGCCGTATGTGTCGGACTGGCGCTGGTATCATGCGTCGGCATGGTATCCGAACATCAAGACTTACTGGCAAGACAAGCCGGGCGATTGGGCGTCGGCGTTTGCGAAGTTGAATTTGGAGTTAAGCTGCGATGGCAAAAATTGATGTCACGTTCGAATTGATAGAATTAGCGCTATTCAGGCTTGCGCAGAATCCTGTCACTATAATAGAGATCGTTGATATTAACATGAATAGACGCGTTGTTACTATGGAAATTGTGGGAGCTGATGTTCCGCTTGCTGAGCGGGTAACTGCTGACATAAAGATCAGCCGCAACCCGCAAGAAATTGGCGAGATGGTATTCAAAGAACTCCAGCGTGCTTGACCGCCCCGTAGCGCCAAGCCTTCTGCCGCTACCCGTTCTTGTCGAGCTTCTACAAATTGCAGCATCTACTCCAAAGGGAAACTTTGCCGAGTTCGGCGTGTATAAGGGCGGTGCTGCACAGTATCTCGCGAAGGTCGCGCGCACACGTCTGTTGCCTTGGGAGATCGAGAACGAACCGACGGAACGTCAGGGCCTTCTATATCTGTTCGACACGTTCACCGGGATTCCATTCAAGGGACTACATGACACCCATGCGGTGGGTGATTTCTCCGACACGAGTTATGAGGCCGTTCATACGCTGATCCCAGACGCTATCATCGTGCAGGGAGTGTTCCCGCAGAGTGCCGATGGCATCAAGCCCGAGCCGTTGGCTTTCGTGCATGTAGATGCCGATCAATACGACAGCACTGTAGCGGCGACGAAATACTTCCCGCCGCTGATGGTGCAGGACGGAATAATTATCTTCGACGACTACGGATATCTTCCAGGCGTGACGCGCGCACTGCACGACTGGGGAGAGCCTTTCGAACGCACTGCATTCGGCAGGGCACTTTGGCGGAAACGGTGAAAGCAAATGAAAATCATCCACAAGGTTAGCGCCGAAAAGAACGGCATGAGCTTCGTGCTATCAGACGAGACGCCTGATCGCATGGGCGATGTCATCATGGCTGATGGCTGGGATCTGAAGAACTTCAACAAGAATCCGATTGCGCTGTTCGGTCACCGCTCAGATTTCCCTCTGGGAAACTGGAGCAACATCCGCGTCGATAAAACCAAGTTGATTGGTGATCTGACGATGGCGCCATTGGGCACGTCCGACCGCATCGATGAGGTTCGCCGTCTGGTCGAGGCCAATGTTCTCAAGGCCGTATCGGTTGGCTTCCGCGATATTGAGAGCGTACCTATCGATCCGAAAAGCCCGTTCGGAGGAATGCGGTTTACCAAATCAGAACTGGTAGAATGTTCTCTGGTAGCAGTACCGGCCAACCCCAACGCGCTGGCGATTTCAAAATCGCTCAACATTTCCCCCGATGTTCAAAGGATCGTCTTTGCCGAGCAAGGCACCGAACGACGAACCAAAAAGCATCAGGAACTGGACGACTTCATCAAGCTTACAACGCTTGATAGCTGGTCGCCATCCGAGGCCAGGAAAGCCAAGCTTTGGCTTGCCGAACTGGCAAGGCAGCATCCGTTCAATCCGCTGTATCGCAAGATGCAGAAGTTGATGGATGAAATCGAAACGGTGCGAACCGTAAGCCTCGTCTCTGCCGAGCATGGCAGCAAGGGCCGAGCAATCTAAACCCCTCTGGCGAGTACGCCGAAACATCTCTATTCCCTGAAGGGAATATCCCATGGCCACCCAAATTGCCCAGCGCATCACAGATGCGCAGGAGCGCATTACTATGCTTCGTGACCAACTTAACGAACATATTGCAAGCTACGATGACAGCAATGTCACCGACGATCAGTTGGCAATTGCCAATGAACTTAATGACAGAATCGAGATGGCTGAAAAGTCTCACGAAACTCTTGTTAAGGCCGAACAACGTCTGGCGCAAAGCACTGACATTATTGTCCGTGGCAGCGAACAGCCGATGACGTTACGCAACGCCCGCCCGTTCGCGGTCGCGGCCCAGAAAGTAGAGCCTAAGGACTATGTGTTTCGCGGGCTCGCCATCAAAGTATTGGCTCACTGCGACGAAGCAAAACGTCCCGCTGTTGAAATCCTTAAAGAACGATACGGCGAGGATGACGCTACCAAGGCGGTATTCGACGTTGTAAACAAGTCGGTGTCTGCCCCGGCCGACACGGTTACGTCGGGTTGGGCGTCGCAGCTTGTCACCACCGCTTTCGGTGAGTTCTTCCAGGCCCTGATGCCGAATTCCATGTACCCGGCACTGGCTGCGAAGGGCGGCTCGTTCACCTTCGGGCGAAACGGCACCGTTACGCTTCCGACCCGTTCGGCGACGCCGACGATCTCCGGTTCGTTCATCGCGCAAGGCGCACCAATCCCGGTGAAGCAGGGCGCGTTCACCTCGGTATCGCTCACCCCGAAAAAGATGGGCGTCATCTCGACGTTCACGCGGGAAATCTCCTTGCACTCAACGCCTGACATCGAGGCGATGATCCGCGAGGCCATCGTGGAGGATACCGCAGTTGCGATCGATACGGTCCTGATCGACACCAACGCTGCGACCACGACACGTCCTGCTGGGTTGCTTAACGGCATCTCGACCCAGACGCCGGCAGGCACCACGTTTGCCAACATGGTGACCGACCTCAAGAACCTTGTCGGGGCGTTGATTACCGGCACCAAGGGAAATGTGCGCGCTCCCGTCTGGCTCATGCAGCCCGGCGACAAGCTCGCAATCGCCCTGATGTCAAACGCCAACGGCGAATTCCCGTTCAAGGCCGAACTGGCTCAAGGGACGCTGCTTGGCTATCCGGTGATTACGTCAACGACCATGACGGCGGATACCATCGTTCTGTTGGATGCCGCGGACTTCATCACGGCAACCGGCGACGTTCCGAACTTCAGTGTGTCGGATCAGGCGGTTTTGCACATGGAGGATACCTCGCCTCTGGCTATCTCAACCACTACGACCGCAGTAGCCGCGCCAGTGAGGTCACTTTGGCAAACGGATTCTATCGGTATCCGTATGATAATGGACATCAATTGGGCGATGAGACGCACAGGCGTGGTCGCTCTTTTGACTTCCCCCACTTGGAATTGATGCTATACTAATGAAGCGAGCCGCGACGTTGCTTCAACAGCGCCGCGGCTCTGACCACCGACCGTCTAGGAGGGACGATCAATGGCTGAAGAACACGCTATCATTTTGCGCGCGGAAGCGAAAGCGCGAGGTCTTAAAACCTATTTCACAGGACAGAAATGCGCTCAGGGCCATATCTCTCCGAGAAGAACCACAGATTGCATCTGTCTTGAATGCGGCCACAATTATTCAAACGCTTGGAAAGAAAATAACCGAGAACAAGCGCGCCGACTTACACGAGAGTGGAAGGCAGCTAATCCTAACGCTGGCCTTGAATGGCACCGGACGAACAGGGGCAAGTCTCGTTCTGCCGTAAATCGGTACTACCAAAAAAATAAACCAGCGGCGATTGAGCGCGCGACTTTAAGCGGTCGGAAGCGGCGTGCGCAGAAGAAGGGATCGGGTGGCACCCACACCGCCGCTGACCTCGCTGCGATACTAAAACGTCAAAACTATAAATGTGCTGAATGCGGCGATGACCTCCGAAAGGTTGGGCGTCATCTCGATCATATCGTTCCGCTGGCACTTGGCGGATCGAATGACAAAGGAAATCTACAGTACCTTTGCCCACCTCATAATTTGAGCAAGGGCGCGAAACACCCTCTTGTATATGCTCGCGAGCAGGGGCGTTTGCTATGACGCCCGCGCAGGCAAAGGCAGGCAGGAACAGAATTCGGTGCTTGAGTTGTGGCAAGCGCAATCCAGAATTTTACGTACTGCACAATACGGTGTGGCGCCGCATCGTTGATATAAAAGACCGAGGGCGAGAACTTTGCTGGGAATGTCTCGGCGCTCGCCTTGGCAGACCACCGCGCTATGGAGATTTCAGATTAACTCCGCTGGAGATGACCTGCCGTTTTTGCCTGTCTACAAAAGCTGGACATGAGGCGTGGAAGATTGTTTTCCCCAATATGGGGCGATGGATGAAACATCGGACATTCAGGAAGTTGTTGAGAGGCACGACGACCGTTGAAGAATTTGAAAAAAGGCTGATTTCCTACTCGAAAGACCAACTAGGCCAACCCCAGAAAGGAAAACACAATGGCTGACGACACACAAGCTGCCGCCAAGGTGGCGGAAGACCGCCGCAAGGCGCGTGAGGCTGCGGCGAAAACCGCACAGGACACCCTCGACGCACAGGCCAAGGAACGCGCGTTCAACAACTCCGAAGCTGACAGGAGAATGAACCAGACCAAGCCCACACCAACACAGCAGGAAATCGACCTTGCTCGTCTCGGTCATCCGGTGATGGAGAAAGAGGACGACGGCAGCGGACCTGATCCCGGCATGTTGTCGCCTGAAGATCAGCGCAAGCTTCGCGACGAAACCGACAAGCGCCGCGCGTCTGCTGCGTCCGGTTCGGCGCCGTACAAGACTCGCGAAGCAGCGCCTCCCAAGCCTTCTGCGACTTAAAACGACTTGACGGCGGCAGCACATGGAAAAACCTCGCTACCGGGTTGCCGCCGTCAGTCAGCGCGTGGACATACCTGCCGTTGTCAAGGGCAACGGCAACATGACGATGGAAGGCTGGATCGCTGCGGACTGGGGCTGGAATTACTGGCAGAGCGGCCATAATCCTGTTCCGACCGGAATGTCTGCGATTGTCGAAGCCTGTATCTCGTCCTATGCCCAGACGATTGCGATGTGCCCCGGCGCGCATTGGCGATTGAGGGATGATGGCGGGCGTGATCGTGTCAGCAACTCGGCGCTGTCCAGGGTTTTGAGGAAGCCGAATTCTTACCAGACCATCTCGGATTTTCTGCTTAATCTAACTCAGTCGCTTTACTCTGACGGCAACGCTTATGCCTTGGCGTTGAGGAATTCGCGGTTTGAGATTTCAGAACTGCATCTGATGCATCCCCGGATGTGCAGGGCGAGAGCCGCCGAGACCGGGGACGTGTTCTATACGTTGGGCGGAAACGATATCGTTCAACGCATGATCGGAGGGGCTGGCGTAGAGGAAACAGTTCTGGGTTTTGTCCCGGCGCGTGATGTTCTTCACGTCAAGCTTAAAACCAGAGCCGGTTATCCGCTCCGCGGCGAATCTCCAATGCTGAGCGCGGCACTGGATGAGGCCGCTTCAAGTGCTATGGCCCGTCAGGCGGTTGCGTTCTACATGAACCAGTCGCGTCCGAGCGGTACCTTGAACACCGACATGGTGCTCACCAAGGAACAGGTGGAAGAATTACGCAATCGTTGGAACGAACAAAGCCAGGGACTGAATGCCGGCGGAACTCCTATTCTTACGGCCGGGTTGAAGTGGAATCCGATGACCAGCAGCGCGCGGGATTCGCAGCTCGCTGACATCATGGGCTATACTGACAAGCGCATTGCCTCGGTTTATCGTGTCCCCCTTCCATTGTTGAATCTTGTTGATGGTGGGCCGCAGGGATCGACCGAAGCCCTGATGCAGCATTGGATTGCCACCGGATTAGGTTTCGCGATCAATCATATCGAGGACGCGATCGGCAGGACTTTTGCACTGGCTGGTTTGCCTACTGAATATCTTGAGTTTGATACGTCGGCGTTGCTGCGCTCTTCATTCAAGGAGCGAGTTGAGGGCTGGACGCTCGGCGTAACCGGCGGGGTGTTTTCGTCGAATGACGCACGGAAAGATTTTGAGCTGCCAAATGCGGAGTTTGGCGACGAGCCAAGGGTACAGCAACAGGTTCTGCCGCTGAGCTGGGGCGCCGCGGCTGCGAAATTACCACCGACGCCACCGTCAGCTCCAGCACTACCGTCTCCGCCTTCGTCGGCTCCCGCTCCGGCAGCCAAGGAAATATCAGATGAACGGCTACGGCAGTCCTTCCGCGCGTCACATGCCAGACACGTCACCGTTTGACATTCTCGCGGATGAGTTCGGTGCGGTAGCCGGGCGGATCGAGCGGGAGGTTAACCTCAGAGTAAGCGCTGCGATTGCCGACCTGACCAGACGTGATGCTGAACGAGAATTGCTACTGACCAAGTTGATGCAGGACATCAACGAACGGGTGACGGCAAAGCTTGAAACTGTTCGTAATGGTGTTGATGGCATCGCAGGCAAAGACGGGGTGGACGGCGCTCATGGCCGCGATGGCGTCGATGGCGCTCCTGGGATCGATGGCAAGGACGGCGTGAACGGGGCTGACGGACAGGCAGGTGCCGATGGCTTGCCGGGCAATGACGGCAGGGATGGGATCGACGGCAAAGACGGGATCAATGGTGCCGATGGTGCCGCAGGTCTGGACGGCAAAGATGGAATTTCTGGCAAGGACGGCCTCAATGGCAAGGATGGCGAGCCCGGAATCGCAGGCCGCGACGGCAAAGATGGAATTTCTGGCAAGGACGGGATCGACGGGTTGAACGGTAAGGATGGCGAGCGTGGCCCTGCCGGCAAATTGCCGAAAGTGAAATCATGGACTGAAGGCGTCCATTATGACGGCGAAGTCGTTGTTCACAAGGGCGCTCTTTATCAGGCCGAACGTGACACTGGAAAAGAACCCGATACATCTGACGACTGGACCTGCCTCGCAGCTCGGGGATCTGACGGAAAAGACGGCCGCGGCTTCACGATCAAGGGCACCTATTCGCCAGATAAAAAATATGAAGAGCATGACGTGGTGGCCTGCAACAGCGGTTCGTTTGTTGCGCTGAAGGATGGCGCTGGCGCGTGTCCAGGTCCCGACTGGCAACTGTTCTCCGGTCCCGGTAAACGCGGTGACAAGGGCCTCCCCGGTGATCGGGGAGAACCCGGAAAAGAAGGCAAGCAGGGACCGGCAGGACCAACAATCTCCGAATGGATCAGGGACGGATATTCGGTTGTTCCCCTCATGAGCGACGGCACAGCAGGCCCCGCGCTGGATGTGCGCGAGTTTTTTGAACTCTATCACCGCGAGGCAGTGTGATGGGGTCGATCGTCACCGTCACGACGGCCGCAGATGATTACAATCTTGCATCATTACGCAAGGTCAAACTCGATCTGAACATCGAGGACACGTTAAGTGATGAGAAATTAAACGAATACATCAGGCAGGCGTCTAGTTCGTTTGCGACGGAATGCGACCGGGTATTTGCCAATGAAACGGTGAGTGAGAAATTTCGGGTTAGCGGATGCGTGAGCCAGCTAAGGTTAAGCCGGTTTCCAAATGTCGTCATCACGTCTGTTAGCTTGAACGATGCTGCGATCAC